ACCATCTAGAACAAATGCTGTAAGAGGTGTAGGTGAATTAAATATTGCAAGTGGCATTTCTTGGTCTACATTACCAGATGCTGTCATTACTGAATTATTCACAGCAACTCTCGTATCCATTAATACTGCGCCATTACCTTTACCACCTAATGCTAATGTAACATTTGTATCTGCACCATCTGCATATACTGATGGATTAAAACCTGTCTCTTCATTACCTAAAGATACAAAATTAACTGCATTAGGAAATGCTTCATATTTTGTGACCGTTGCGCCATTAGTATCTAAAATCTGATTAACTTGTGGAAAGTTAATGGTTGCTGAATCTAATATTTTATTTTCTAATGTCTGTGCATGCTTAGCCATTACAAATGTATCACTATCAGTTAAACTTGATAGATGTACTTTTACATTTGCAGTAAGTGCACCTGGTACAATTTCATAATTATGACTAGAGTCATTGTCTTTTATAGCTGGATGTTTTAATTCAGCCGAATCTAATGCTTTATTGCTAAGAGTTGCAGTGCTGCTGTTTAATACTACTGTTCCACTTGAATCTGGAAATGTAATACTATTATTCTGAGTAGGATCAACTACATTAACATGAGTTTTAAATAAATTGACACTATCACCATTAAAGTGAATGCCATCAGAGTCCAGGAATAAATAAGGAGATACTTGGTCGCTTTCACCAAGAAATTGATATATCTCTTGAAAGTTTTGATTTATTTTATTACCGGCATTACGTAAAGAATCACCTGTGCCGTCGTTGGCACTTGCTCCGGTATTAATATTTTGTCTAGCCATTTTCTCTCTCTTTAAAGGTTATCACTATTTATAATAGTTTTAGAAGAAGTCGTTACTAAAATTAAGAAGTAATTGGTTATTACTTGACATTCTAGGATAAGAAGAATCACCTACTACACTATCTTCATCAAATGTTTGTGACCCTGCATTATTACCTTCAGCTAAGTTATCAAAGTTATTATCAAATTCTTGTAGAGTCATATTACCACCTTGCATCTGTCCTAATTGTATAGGCGCAAGCGTAAAGGTTTGTTGAGTAGGTAGAATTTGTTGTACAATATGATTAGTAGCGTTAAACTGAAATATTGCAACATCTGCCACACCTGTAAATTGTGGACCTGAAGAATCTGCAATACCTGGAGGCATAAGCAAATATTCTGGTTCTGCAATACTTACAATCTGAACCTCACCCGCAACATACATACCTGCCGGGTGAACAAATAGCTTATATATGTCTCTCCATGTATCTATAGGTAATGTAGACTTGATGAGTAATGCATACTTTTGGTATAGCTTATCATCAGTTATATATCTTTGATCATCAGGTCCTATACGTGATGCAGAAATTAAAATCTCAGGTGCATATGGCGTAATACCTGCATTATGATTTTCTTTCTCTTTATCTAAATCATGTACATTACCAACAATAAATTGATTTTCTTTTGTATAAATTACTTCTGCAAATGAATTAAAGAATACTCTAAAGAATTGTTCTATTCCGTATTTAGTACCTTTTGATTTGTATAGTGTACTAGAATAGTCAGCAGCTTCTCTCTTGTTTCTAAAACCTTCAAAGAACTGTTGACCCAATAATAGTTCATCTTCTATAAAAGATAACAGTGTTCTATCTACTTGTGTTATATCACGGTTTAAAAATAATTCATCTATAAGCTTCGTAGGTGAATTATCGCCATCCATATAATCATAATAAGCTTCAAGAAATCTACCGAACTTAGGATACTCAGACTGAAAGTATTCAGGCAGAACGCCAGATACTTGTTTCTTGTCCTGAACCGATATAGGCCGTCGATTAATATCGCGTAATGTTTTATCTAATGACATATTAGCTCGTTGTAACTACTGTTGCTTGTACAAATGATGGACCATCATCAAATTGTAGAATTTGATTTTGTCCAGGTGAAGATACAGATGGATTAGCTGCATCTGCAGATATTTTTATAAAATTATTACCACCTACTATACTATCTACTCTGATACCAACTAATTTTATTACACCAGTTGCTGGTTCATATTCTCCGATATTGTCTATATAAACACTATCTGATGCAATTGCATGTAATTGTAGTTTCGTAGTATTAATTTTATTTCTTATTTCTACTCTATTGCCATCTAAAAAGAATGGTGTAGATCGTAATACTATTTTTAGATCATCTGGCTCTGCAATAGGTGATGCATATCTTAGTTCGACTGATTCGGTTGTACCAATAAATGGTATAAATCTTTTTTGTAATTTAAGATCTGCTCGTGAAGATAAAACTGATGCATCTACATCATCTACTAAGGCTAAGAGATTTGATCGTCTAAACGACTGGTCAAATAATCCTGTATTATCAGTAAAATAATTCGTAACTACATCATCAACTCTACTTTGAATCTCTTGAACAGAAGAAGATGTAAACTTAGGATTAAACTGAAAGCGTACTTCTGTTTCAAGGAATGTAATATCAGGATCTTGAAACTTAATATCAAATGTTATAACCTGTAACTGCTTTCCTAATGCAACTATGTCACCCTTCGTTTTATCTATTGTCGCTTGTGTTACATCGTCTTTAAATACTACTGATAAGAAAACACATCCATATTCTTTACGTACTGCATCTTCACCACCATAGGCTTGTATATCTTTTATAAGATAACCAAAATTACGTTTGATAAGAGTAGAATAATCTACTGCTGTAACCATTCTATTCTGTGATGCATACGAGAATGGTGCATTCTTACGAATAGATTCTAATGTTTCTACGTCAGATCCAGAAACAGATTTAGTAACAGTTGTAACAGATAATGTAAATGATGTATTACCTGCAGCATTAGGTACACTAATTTGAGTAACCGGTGTAAATAATACAGCACCATTCGCAATTGGACCATTTGTAGAAAGATATTCTACTACTATTCTATTACCTGCTTGAGGTGCTTTACCTAACGTGAAACCGTCACCAAAAGATAATTCGTAAAATCCATTTGGAGTCTCTCTCATAATATACACTTTAGACTGATCATCAATAGTGTCAGCTAATTTTAGATCAGTATACGTAACAAAATTTGTTGTGGTTAAATCATCGAACACACTAACAAATGCTGTAGTTGTGTCAATATTTTTATCTGGTAAAACATATGTTGTATCGATAGAATTTTCGCTGACAATAAAAGTTTTAGTTGTGTTAGTACCTTCTTTAATTGTTATAGCTTCTGAATCTAATATATCTTTAAAAACATATAATCCGCTACCATTATCTTGTGCAGTAATTGTACCGACTGTTTCGAATGTATATGCTACATCGTCTACTGTTGTAGTAAATTTAGTTCCTCGTGGTAATGATAAAAATGATGGACGACCTGCAAGATTACCCGTGTTGATAGAAATATTAACTGTAGCTGATGATGCGGCCTTCGATGCCGGCATATATCCTATTGCTTCAGCAAGAGAAACAACAGATGATCTTAACTGAGCTGTAGTAAGATAAGATTCATTTAATGCCATGTTTGCAATTAATGCATTATAATGTGTATTATATGCTAGTACATCAAGAAGATTAGAAAGTCCAGAACCTTCATAGTTATAGTCCGCAAACTCTGTGTTATTTTTTAATTCAAGTTTTAGATTATTTTTAATTGTATCAAAATCTAAATCTGTAGATCTAATTGTAGTTGCCATTTATCTTAACCTCGATATACTAGTTTCTAAATCAACAATTTCTCCAGTAGACAAAACTCTAAATGTAACCTTTACTCTTAAAGAGTTTGCATCAGGATTATCGTTACATGAAATATCTAATACCCTTGCTCTAGGCTCAAACTTGTTTATTGAGCTCGTAATCTGTTCTTTCACTGTGAATTTTCCTAAACCACTAGAAAGTTCAAATAACATTCCAGTGATATCAGCACCAAAATTAACATTGAATGGTTTTTCATTTCTGTTAGTAGAAACTATATTTTTTACGGATTGCTTGACTGCAGCCGCTTCTTGTTGTTTGTAAATATCTCCGCTAGGTTTTTTATCAAACGACAGATGTAAATCTGAATACTTTTTTTGTCTCGATGTAAGTATCGAGCTCTGTAAGTTTCCATCTTCTATAGATAATTGTCTTGCCATTCTAAACCTTTTTCATCTATTTATAACTCTATTTCGACTAATGCATCATTAGATTGTACGTTATTATTAAATAGAGTCTGTACGCTGCGAGCAAATTTTATATTTGTAAACGATGTAATATTAGGAACTTCTAATATTATCTGTGTATTTAGTTCTCCATTAGGATTATAAGTGTCATAATCTAATGTAAGTTTATCAAATGTTCCTGCATCGCTCCATATTTTAGCTAATTGAAATGTTGCTTCTTTATCTACATTACCTTTTTGATCTCTTAGTTCTAATACTACTGCACGTCCTTTTGACCGTAGATCGAGTGTACTGTTTGTAGTAAGTACTTCTGTCTTTATATTATTTGGTGAGCCTATGCCAAATTTTTCTGGTGAATAGTAACCTTCGACTACTATCAATGAATGATTTTCTAATTCTGTAGGATAGTGATTAGTATTAGAAACTAATTTCATTAGTTCAGTTATGATAAAATAGTTTTTAGCTATTTGTTGTTTATCAGCATTTATTAGTTTATTAAACTCACCATGATCATCAAAACCTACAAATTTACCCATCGATATATCATGATTAATTAATGTGTTTTGAGTTATTATACCAGACATATTGGTTTTAAATTTTAGTTCAGGTAATATATTAAAGTTAACTTTTAGTTGTGATGATTTATATTTTTGTACAATAGCTAATGGTTCTACTTGACCAATGCTGTTAAGACCTCTACGTTCTTGTGGTTGATTAGTTAAAACTATAGAACCATATGATGATGGTACATTGTTTGCATAATTTGCATTCAATACTCCAGAAGCAATTTGATAGGCTGTCCATTCACTAAAGTCTCTATTATTTTTATCTCTCATCTTAGCACGCACTTCTTCTACAGAATAGTTACGTAATAAAAGCTGATTCTTAAGATAATCATCAACATCAATATGAATTT